GTCTGCTTCCTCGCCTTCGTCCGAGTCGCCGCCCTTCGCCGCCTCCTCGTCCTTGCGCCGCTTCTCCTCCTCCTCTTCCTGCTTGCGGCGTTTGGCCTCCTCGTCTTCCTCCTCGGCCTCGTCGCTCTTGAGCGACACGACGTCGAGCGCCTTGGCGTCGCGGCCGGGGTAGAGCATGACGAGCCCGCCCCCCTTCGCGATCTTGCGCGCCTCTTCGACGACGGTGCGCGGCAGCCAGAGGCCCGGCGTCCCGTGCCACTCGTCGAGCGCCTTCTCGGCCCACTCGGCGATCCAGCCGATTTCGATGCCGGCGGCCTTGGCCTCTACGAGCGCGCCCGGGTTGTCTGGCACTGGCACGATCGAGTACTCGAGGAGCTCCTGCTCCTGGAAGTCGACGCCGCGCTCCTCCTCGTTCCAGATCCACTTGAGCGGCGCGAAGCCGACGGACGCGGCGTTGAGGAAGCCCCCGCGGATCAGCTTCTCGCAGTAGGGCGCCCACGGGTTCTCGTCGGCGCTGGCAAACTGCGGGGAGCCCACGAGCCCTTTGGCATCGAGCGTGAGGCCCGTGTCCTTCGCGATCGGGAACGAGTGGTAGTCGTGCGCCCACAGCACGACGGGGTTGGCCAGGTAGGCGTCGAGACGCCACCCAGACGGGTTGACCGTGTCCTTGCTGCGGTCGCGCTCCGCCGTCGAGATCCGGATGCGGATTGGCGCGTTGGGCGCGTCGCCCTCGGCCTTGAAGACGCCCGCGAAGCCCTTGCGGAGGGCGACGTCGGCAGACGCCTTCTCGGCGCGCGCGTCGGCCTTCCACTGGTCGAGCGCGACCCACGGGCGGCGTTGGCTGTTCGGCATCGGCGAGTACTCCACGCGTCAGGCGGGAGGCCTGACGGCGAGTCACGGGCCGAGCAGCGGGCCGGAGAGGGGCGACGCGGGGATGATACGAACGCGCCGCGCCCGGAACAACGGCGGGTGTCTACCGCCGGGCTACGTGGCCATGCGCTGGAGCTCCGCCACGACAGCGACGCGCTGGTCGCGGAAGATGCGGCGCATCGTCACCAGGGCGAGCCGTTCGTGTGCGGCGAGCGAGCGCATGACGCGCTTCCAGATGCGGGTCCCCTCGTCGTACGACTTCCGCGCTTTGCCGGCGCACGAGTGCGGCGAGAACGTTTCGGTGCAGCGGCAGTTGATGATGTTCTCCGGCGAGCCCCCCGGGTCGCAGGGATGCATCAGCGGCTCGCCGCCAACCTCGTACGGTTGGTCGATCGGCCGACACTGCCCGTCGGCCGCGCGGTGCGATTCGCGCACCCGAGGGTCACGCGTGGCGAGCCAGGTGTGCGAGCGGGCCCCGGCTTCCTCGCCCTGGGCCCGTGAGCCCGCGTGCCAGAAGATCCCGGACTCGGTGCGCGCGATCGCGACCGCACGTGCGCGCGATGCCTGCCGGAAGACGCCGCGCACTGCCGAGACCTGCTCGTCGAGGTCGCCGCCGTCCTGCACCACATCGTACAGCGCCTCTCGGATGACGTGGCGCGTGGTCTCGTTGATCCCGACGATGGCGGGCGAGTGCCCCTGCACGAGCCGGCGCAGCGCGGCGCCGTCAATCGTGAGCGTCGGCTGCACGCCTAACGTTTCGGCGGCCGTGGTGCTTCCGGCGATCGCGGTCTCCAGCAGGATCTTGAGAAGCCGGTCGCGCATCGAGAGGTCGGCGGCGGGTCCGAGAACACGGGCGATGATCTCGTCGATGAGGGCGCGGCCGATCGGCGGGGCCTTGGTGATCATCGTGCACGCTCCTCAAGTGCCCACTGCATCGGGCGCCCTCCAATCGAGACGATGCCCGGAAAGGCGCCGCGTGAGAGATACGTGTGCAACCCCTGCGGGGTGCGCGTGCGCGCATGGGATGGGAGCGCGGTCCACAGTGGCTTCGTCGCCATCGGTGCCGTGCGCAGGAGCCGACGCATCTCCTTCTCCATCGCCTTCCAGTACGTCCAGCGCGTGGGAGAGGGCGATCCCGCCGTGCCGAAGGTGCGCGTCTCCTCACACAGGAAGCCCTTCGCCCGGGCGATGCCCAGCGCTCGCTCGCGCGCGTCGGCGCGCTGCGTGCTGGTGCGATAGTCGGGCCACCAGTCCGGTGCACGTCGCTTCGACAGCCCGCACGCCGGGCGTACGTCTTCGATGACTCTCTCGTCGGTGACCCGCAGCACGCCGATGCCGCGCTCCTGCGCGATGAACCGCCCGTAGTTGAAGGAGGCACTGTGACGCGCATCGGGCACCGCGACGGACACCCAGTGGGCGGCGCGCCGCCTCGCTTCGGCTTGCGCCATGACGTCGAAGCCGAATCCGAGCTTGGCTTCGACGATCCACAGGCGGTTGCCCTTGGACGCGACGATGTCCGCCGTCCCACCGCTGGTGTCCACCTCTTGGTGCACGTCCCAGCCATCGGCGGCGAGCCAGCCGATCACGACCGCGCAGAGGTCAACCTCGCGCACCGTCAGCAGCTCCGCATGACGCCGTCGGTGATGAAGCCGTGCCAGAGCTCCTCGTCGCGATCTTCTTCCAATGCCCGCTGTCGGATGAAGACGCGCACCGAGGGCGTGAACGTCGGGCGGTCGAGGTCCCCGTTCCACCCCCACCGGGCGGTGGACGCGGGGGTCGGCGGCACTCGATCCGTCGGCAAGTTGGTGAAGTGCCCGCCGGGCAGCATCATCCGGCAGTACGTCTCGCTCTCGTCCCAGGCGAACTCTCCCTCGTTCTTGGGCATGCTGCCGTTCGGCAGCCGCAGCATCTGCACGTCACTCATCGTGTCACGGGCGAAAGTGGCCAACTGCTCAGGCAAGGGGCGCGAGATCTCAGATTCTGACAATTCGGCGATTCGGCGTCTTCAGTACTTCTCGGCTGCGCTGCACAGGCTACACCGCCGCTGCCACTCCTGCGTCGGCCCCACGCGATCCGTTGTCCACTGGTGTGTGCAGCGCTGGGCATCAACCTCCGCCAGCAGCGCCCGCGCCTGCGCCACCGCGTACTTGCGCGCCGAGGCCGTCGCGTCGAGCACCGCCTCCTCCGAGTACTCGAAGGCGTGCGCGTGGGGCGCGTGGTCGATCACGGCGGCGAAGAGTTTGGCCGCCAGCGCGGCGATGCGGCCCCGGTCGGAGTCCGACAGTTGACGCTGCGCGGCAGCCGATGGTCCTCTCGACATCACGTCTCCCCCATCGTGGCGATGAACTCGCCGTCGCGCGTTTGAAGAATGCCGACCGGTTCCCGGCCACCTACCGACCTCCCGTGCATCTTCTCATGCTCCATTTGCGCCGCGAGGTGCTCGCGTATCGCCTTGGACAAGTCGTGCATCTCGAATCGGGGCGCAGTGATCAGCACGACATCCTCGCCAATGCGCGGCTTGCCCGTGAGCACTCGGTGCGGATCGCTCGACATCACTCCTCCCGCAACGGGTCGAGCGCGTCCACCACGATCGCGACTGCCAACACCGCCACGACGAGCCACGCCACCGGCACCAGCTCTCGCACGATCCCAGCGAGCGACGTCACGAGCTCACGCATCAGCCCTCCGTCTCCGGTGACCCGCCCAGCGCGTCGATCGGCTGGTCGATCGCGTCCGTTGGCACCAGCGAGAACGGCACCATGTGCACCGCGCCGCTACCGTCCTCCTTCTCCGGCAGCCCTTGCAGCGTGCGCCACTCGTCCACCGTCGCCGCCCACGGCGCCGCCTGCATCGCCTGCAGCCGGAACGCCGTGTCCTCCTGCACCGGCGACACGTAGTCGCACACCAGCCGCTCGTCGTACTCCGGCACGAGCCGCGCCTGAAGGACCTCGCGCATCACGTCGCAGCGCGGCGCCACGACGTAGCGCGCCATCAGGTAGTCGGCGGCATCGATCGTTGCACGGTTCGACGACTCCAGGATGCCCATCACTTCCGGCGGGATGCCGAACGTCTGGATGACGAGGTCCCGTTCGTAGCGCCGCAGCTCGTTCAGCTCCATGTGCTGGAACGTCTGCCCGATCTCCTTCACATCGACTTTCGCATTCGTGAAGAAGGGGCGCGCCTGGTCCTCGGGCGTCTTGTACTTCGCCCGCCAGCGCGCCTCCATCATCTTCGCCACGTCGGGCGTGATGCCCTCGCCGAACACCATGAGGTTCGGGATGCCGCGATTCCAGAAGAACGACCGGATGAACTTCGACGCAAACTCGTCGGTGTCGAGCTCGTCCCCTAACGACTGCGCGAGCCCGCTGCCGCGCGCGTACGGGTTCACGGGATCCGGAATCGTCCAGCTCAGGATCTCGGTGTCCGGGATGTTCACGTTCCAGCCCCGATAGCTGAGCCGGTACTCCGGCCGCGAAGGCGTCGCCGTCTCCTGCACCCAGGACGGCGGCAGCGGCCAGAAGGCGTTGGGGACGCCGGCGGCATTCCGCTGCTTGAGCCAGTACACCTCACCAATGGTGTCGAGGTACACCGACGTGAGCGACCGAACGGCGAGCCCGGTGAGCATGGAGTTGCCCCGGCGGAGCCCTTCCAGCATCGGATGCTCTTCGATTTCGATCAACTCGCGCGTGCGGGCGAGGTCCTTCCGGATCTTCTGCCGTTCGGCGTGGCTCGCATGCACCCAGTCGTCGAACCGGACGGCCTTCCCACTCTTCCCCTTCCGCGCGGCGAGCGTGAAGCGCACCGACGCGACGGCTGTGGCCACGCGCTCCGTCGCGGCGCGCAGCAACGGGTGAGTGGAGTAGGCCTTGAGATACTCGGCGGTCCCGCGCCTGGGCGGCTCCCCCACCGATCCCGGGAAGATGCGCCCGAGCATGCCGTAGGCGGCCGTCGCCGCGTCCTCGTCGAACATTCCCACAAGCGCCTTGGCGTCCGTCTCTCCGAGGCGACCGAGCAGCATGCGGCCCGCCGTCTTGAGGCGTGCACCGATCGAGGGCCGTGCGAGCGCAGTGCTCATGATGAGGGCCGGGTTACCAGGCTTGGATCGCGCTGCGGCGCGGTCGTGGGTCGCCGTTCACGGCGAGCACGAAGGCGTCGGCGCGGTCGGGGCTGCGCCCGATGCGTCGCTTGATCTCGTCCTTGTCGATCAAGAGGACGGACTCCTTGCGCTCCTTCCGCTCCATGCCGGAACTATCGACGACCGTCACCACGCGCGCACGTGGCGATGTCTCGTGCGCCAGCAACTCCTCGCGCAGTCGCGCGTCCGGCGGCACGTCGACGAGTCCGACCCCGACGAGCAACGCGGCCCGCACGTAGAGCTGCGTGCGCATGTTCTCCGAGTAGACCTCGCCGGGCGTGGGGTCGAGCGGTGACGCAGCGAACGAGACGCCCGAGGCGCGGGCGCCGAGCACGCGCACCATGTGATCGAGGACCGAGGCGCCGACGCCGGTCTCGTCGATCGCCCAGGTGGAGAGCGAGTGGCGCCGCATGACATGCTCGGCGACCGAGGGACCATCGCCCGACGGGGCGACGAAGAACTCGCCGAGGTACTGGCGACGCTCCTTGCGCATCGTCTCCACGGCGGCAGGCCCCTGCTTCACGGCGTCGGCGTACGCGCGCAGGAGCTCCTCAGCGCCGCTCCCCCAGCGCGGCATGCCGGTCGACGTGTCGTCGCCCTCGCGCGCGGGATCGAGGCCGACGCAGTCGGGGATGGCGGGTCGCGGCCGATCGGCCGTCCATCGCTCCATCGCCTCCTCGAGTGCGCGCACGCTGAACAGCGACGAGCGAGTCGATCGTGGCCATTGGCCGAGCACCTGGGCGGTGAAGCGCGGGCCCGGGCGGTAGATGCGCGGCGCGCCATCGGGGTGTCCCGGGATCCCGTCCTCGCGCCCCCCGCGCTCCTCGACGGCCTTCGGCGGCAGTGCGTACGCGAAGTCCAGCTCGTTCGGGTCGGGGACTGTCGTCGCCGCCGGGCCCATGTCGCGGCACTCGTTGTCGACGCGCTGGTCCACCACCTTGTAGCTGATGGCGTCCGGCAGGGCGGCGTTCCGCTGCACCACGTTGGGGTGTCGCATCGCGCTCATCGCGAAGACGGTATAGCCCGCACCCTTCGCACGCTTGTAGGCCGGGCCTAACGGCTCGGTCGGATTGAACGCCGAGATGATCTTGTTCCCGTCACCGGAGCACATACCCTCGGTGGCGCTCCACACCGGCTCCGGGACGCCCTGACCTTCCTCGATGATGGCGAGCTGGTTGCGGTGGTGGCGACCCGAGGCGGCGTGACTCACCTCCTGGCCGACGCGCACGTCGGGGCTGAACGCTTCAAAGAACCAGCGCGGCCGTACGCGCCAGAGCACCGAGTTTTCGGAGCGACGCCCGGGCATGAGGAACCCCCGCTGCTCCGCGCGGTTCGCATGCTCGAGGATCGCCGAGTAGATCGTCGAGTAGATCGTCGAGTGATCGGGCCCGGGGAGCAGGATCTGCGCGCCCTGCTCCTCGAGGCCGAGGTCTTCCGCCGGGAGCGACGCCACGGCATCGAATCGGTAGAGCGCGTAGGCCGCCAGCAGCCACGATTTGCCGGTGTTGTTGGCCGAGGGGATCAGCACCCGGTCCTCACGCTCGATCAGCGCCAGCGCGGTCTCCTGGTCCGGCGTGAGGCGGTACCCGAAGAGGTCGCGCAGATAGGCCATCGGGTCGCCGGCATACCGGCGCCGATGATCCGGATCGCGCGTGACCGTCGGCGCCTCCTTGGGCTTCTCGTCGATCAACCGCCCGCCGTACAGTTGGCGCGCGGCACGGATCGCCGCGTCGCGTTCGCCAGGCGGGAGCCGCATGATCCGGCGCCCGATCTCCTCGCGGGACAGCGGCATGATCACGGCGCCTTGGTCGGGGCCCCCGCGTCCGGCAGTTCGTCGGGCGAGACGCCGAGGGACTCCGCGAGAGCGAGCCGAGCTTCTTCAGAGGACAGGTACTCGACGCGCTCGCGCTGGCCTAACCAGTTGGCGCCGAGGAACTTGAGCATCCTACTGTCCCCCTCGAGCGCCTTCTGGAACTGCTTGCGGCGGAGCGAGACTTTCCCGTGTCCCCGGTACCGCCGGAAAACCTCGGCAAAAGTCGCCCCGTACTCTTCGACCACGCGACGGTCGATGGTGGCGGGATCGACGTCGAACCACGCGGCGATCTCCTCGCGGGTCGACTGGATCTTGCACAGCTTCTCGAAGTCCTTGCGGTTGAAGTCCTTGCGAGGCCGTCCCATCTTCGCGGACACTGGCGCATCGTTAGGCTTCCGCTTCCGCGACTTGCGGCGGATTGTCGCAGGCTTCTTCGCGGTTTGCGCGCGTGGCTTGGCCCCCCGGTTCCTCTTTTCCCGGGGATTCGAGGAACCGGCCGCCTTCGCCCGCGGCTTACGGGGCGCCATCGATGCGATCGAAGGCGATCTCCAGTTCGGACTGACAGCGCCTGCAGCGCGGGAGGAGATCGGTGGCGGGATGCGGGGCGGGGCGCGTCGCGGCGGTGGAGGTGGCGGCTGGCCGGACGCGTACGCGCATGCGGCGACCGGGGCCAACGACCCCGAGCGCGGTATCGCAGAGATGGTGCGTGCGGGTGTTGTACCCGGGGCAACGGGCGACCTGTCCGTCGCGGTAGGTGGCCCATCCCTCGCTATTGGTGGGGCGCGAGGCCGGGCCGCTGCGGGCCGTGGCGGTGTGCATGGGGGATGGATGCCACGGTCCGTGAGACCTCACAACGTGCGATGTCTCGCGCTACTCCGGCGGCAACAGGGCTGCGAGCTTGGCCGCGACGCGCTCGATCCCGGACAGAGCGCGCTGCATCGCTGCGGATTGCCGAGGGTCGTAGTAGCCGTCGCCATCATTGTCGGCGCGGTCGTGGGGATCGAGGGCGAGCATCGCGCGCAGCGCGGTCACGTCCTCGCGCGTGGGCTTGAGCCGATGGCCGTCCGGGAGGGCATTGAGGAGCACTGCCGCGAGCTGCGCGAGGCCGTCGCTGTCCCACGAGTCGATCTCCGCGACGGTCCATCTTTGCCAGTCCTCGTCGGTGAACGTCTTCGGGTAGAGGCACTGGAGCATGTAGAACTTGACGCCATCGCCCGCGTCGCACACTTGCAGCATGCCCTCGGAGAGGAACGTGAGGGGCTCCCCGGAGATTACGTCGCGCCACTGCTGTGGCGTCAGGGCGGGTTGAATCGTGTCGCTCATCGTGACCTTCCTCGTTGGATCGCGAGTACTCGCTGTATCCGGGTGAGTGGCTGTAAGGCTACGAGCGCGGCGCGCGCCAGCGCCAGCTCGTCTGGCGTGACGATGTCGTCGCCTCCCAATTGTCGTATCGGGTCGGCCTCCGGGTCATCGATCCACACGATGCACTCGTCGATGTCATCGTTGTCGACGTTCATGTCGTCGGTCACGACGTGGGCATGGCCTCCAGCCGGACACTCCTCGTAGAGCGCCCGGACCGCCTCCGCCGCCCTCTCAATGGCCGGGGTGACGACCATGCCTCGCACGGCCCTCGGTTCGCAGCGATTACACATGGGAGGAAGCTCGCCTCACGGGAAGTCCTTGAAGAGGTCGAGCATGGCGCTCGGCTCGGGGAGGTCATCGGGCGCGACCTCTGCTCGCGAAGGCCGACCGAAGAGGCGGCGCTGATACTCCGCCTTGTATCGGCGACGGCACTCGACCTTTTCGCACACGCGCGTGCGCGGTGGCGTGAGGGGATCATCGCAGACGACGCACCGCGGCACGGGACCGCGCGCGGCCTCCTCATGCTGGCGCGCCTCGAGTTGACGGGCTTCTCGCTCGCGGCGTTGGGCGCGCAGGTGTTCCAGGTAGGTGCCGAACTTCGCGTCATGCTCGAGCTTCGCGCGCCGCTCGCAGTCGTCGCAGACGAAGTGCATGCGGCCAATCTCGTCCGTCTCGCCGCGCAGCTGCCCGGTGCAGTAGCGCACCGGGCAGCGATTCCCGCCGGCGCTGCGCGCCGGCGTTGCAGGCGTCGACGCGGCCCGATCCGGCGTCACCGATGCCCCGGGAGGTACGGGGTGAGCGTGAGCTCGACGCGCGGACGCGCCACGTCGAGGAACCGATCGGTGCCGTTCCAGGTGCGCAGGTGGAAGTCGTCGGCGATGACGCCGGCGTCCTGGAGGGCGTCGGCGAGGCCGGAGATCAGGTTGTCGGTGTCGGCGTCGTCGCGCTCCCGATGGAAGTGGGCGGCGCAATTGTAGTCGATCGCGGGGAGCGGCAGCCGCAGCTCGGCGGCGAACGGCTGCACGGCCGCCATGACGGCGTTGCGGAAGCGGATGTAGCCGGGTGACTTCCTGATCCCGAGCGTGGTGTTGTTCTTCTTCGGGCGGGCCGTGGCCGGGATCGTGAGCCAGAGCGTGTCGCCCTTTCGCCAGGCGACCGGTGGGTCGCCGATCCGGTGCACAGACAGGTGCGGAGACTCTTCTCCAATCCACTCGACCGGCGCGAAGGGATTCCGCAACGGTCCCTCCGCCAATGCCATCCGATCGCGCTGCGTCAACGGCGGAACGCTGCGCGCCACGCCGCCGTCGCTCGAAAGCGGTTTCCCCTCGGCGCGCAGCCGGGCGCGGCGCTCGGCCTCGGCGATCACCAGGTCGGGCTTGGAGAGATCGATCGTCATCGCTCGCAATGGTGCTGCTGCCACTCGCGCACGAAGACCTCCAGTGCGAAGTCGTCGAGGATCGTCTCGGCGGCATGCGCGAAGTCGCTGGTCGCCCACTCGCGGCCGTAGTAGCGCACGATCCCGACCTCCCAGCAATCGGCATCGACGAACGGGCGGTCGTCGCGACCGCGCGGCCGGTGGAGCGCGGTGAAGGCGCGCTTCCCAACGATCATGCACCGCTCGTTGTCGAGTGGCTGCACGATCAGCGACATCTCGGCGTCTCCAACCTCGCACCGCACCGGAGCGGGACCGAGGGCGTTCATCAGTGCGTATCGAGTCTGCTCGACCAGGGGATAGAGCGGCCGTTCCCAGACGTGGTCGGGCGGTACCAGGGTGTCGACGCTCATCGCAGCCCCGGCGGGAAGAGCAGGTCGGAGGCCTTCACCTCCGTCCTGCTCACGTCGATGATCAGGCCAGGCGAGCGAAGCTCGGACAGGTAGTTGCGAAAGGTCCCCGTGGAATGATCGATGCCGACGGTCCTGGCGAGGGCCTCGCGCGAGAGGGCGCGCGGGTGCGCCTTCACCAAGGCGTGCAGCATCTTCGCGGTCGTGCCGCCGAGCTTTGACGCCCACGTCTCGTGCAGCTCGCGGAGCGTCGGGAGCAGCGGGGGCACCTGCCCCATGCGGCGGCCCTTGGCGGTGAGTGCGAGTCGCAGACCGGGACGGTCCTCGATCGCGCCGGCGCTGCGCAGCTCCGAGAGGTAGTTCCGGAACGTGCCCGTCTTGGCCGAGATCCCGACCCAGCCGGCGACGTTGACGCGCGAGGGTTCGGGGATGCCGAGCGACTCGAGGATGGCCATGGCGTCGAGCATCTTCCGCGGTGTGGACCCCAGCTCGACGCGGCCCTCGTGATCCTTCGGGGGGCGCGCCACGGCATCCGCGCGTGCCGCCATGCGTGCGACGGCCCCATCGCGGGGCACCTCGGCCTCGAAGCGGAATGGCACGTCGCGCACCATGTCGTGCCCGATGATCTCGACGGGAACGATCGCTCGGTCGGCGAGGGGCAGATCGGCGACGACTTCCGCGCTCACGAGCTCCCCACCGACCCGCCATCCGCTCGGGAGTGGTACGACGTTCGGCCCGCGCGACAATCGCTCGACCGCCGCCATGTCGACGAGATCGATGGAGGCGTCTGGCCCGATGTCGGGGGATTCCGCGTTGAGCGTCTCAATCGCCGTGTGGGCCCGCGCGTTCGCCGCCGCGATCGTATCGATCGCCCCCTCGATCTCGGCGAGCCGCCGACGCAAGAGGCGGTGCTGCTCGGCGCGTCCCTGGAGTACGCCGCGGCGCCACGCCTCGCGCAGCTCCTCGTCCGAGGCCGGGGCGGCGGCCGCCGGTGACAGGGCAGCCTGACGCTCCAACTCCGCGATGCGCTTCCGCAGCGCCTTCGGGTCGTCGGCTTCAGCCTGGGCCACGACCTCGGCAAAGGCGCTGCGCAGCGCATCCAGGTCGACGGTCGCCACGCGCTGCGGGGCAATGACTCGCTCACCGGGCTTGGGAGTGCGCGAGGAGTCAAAGGTCGCGCGGGGGCGGACTTCGACCATCTGGAAGAGATCGAGCCAGCCGGGAGACCACAGCCACGCCACACCGCGCGCGAGCGAGGCGAGCGACGCCAGGAACTGGCCGCGCTGCCCGTGCACGTCGTGCTGCTCGATCCACGCTTCCAGCGCCTTCCGATCCTGCGGCGCGGTCGTGCGGTGCACGATGAGGCAGTCGATCTGCGTGAGCACGTCCTTGTTGACGGTCGAGGCGCGCTGGTCGATGAGGGTGACGCCGAAGCCGGAGCTTCGCCCCTGCCTGACGAGCCGCTGGATCGCGGCAACCATGCGCGTGTCCTCGCCCATCACGCGCTGCGGCACAAAGAGCGAGGCCTCGTCGATCATCAGCATGAGCGGCGTGTCTCGCCCTGCCTCGCCCTTTCGGTGGTAGAGGCGGTTGCAGAAGTCGGTGACGAAGCGGCGCTGCTCACCCTTGGACTCGAAGTGCCGGAGTGAGCAGATCACCGACGCACCGCGCTCCACCACGAAGTCCGCGGCGAGGGCGCCATGCTCGGCGCCGAGTGGGATGTCGCCATGTCGGCCGCCGAGGATGACGACCGGGAAGCCTTCCGCCTTCCCATCCGCCGAGGACTTGAGACCGTACCAGGCGTCCGTGGGGTCCACCACCACGACCTGTTGCCCGAGTGCCAGCAGGCCCTCGGCGATGACCGTGGCGGTGTTGGTCTTTCCGGAGCCACGGAGCCCGAGGATCGCGATCGTCTCGGTGACCACATCGAGCGGCAGCGCGAACGTACGACTGATGGGCAGCGTCCGGTCGCGCTGGTGCGCAGGGTCGAGGACGTCGAGCGAGTGAACCGGGAAGAGCGTGCTGGTCACGGTGCGACCTCCTGGTCGGCACGAGGGGGGAGGGCGTAGCGCTTGGGGGCGCCAGGGCGCGAGTGGTCTCGATCGGCGGCCACGACTTCGCCGCGCTTCACGAGCTGGTACAGCAGCTGCGTGACGCTGGCGCGCGTGGTGACCGGCCGTCGCGCGATTACGAGCGGGTGGATCTCGTCGATGCGTGCGGGGGCGCCGAGAGCTTCCATGGCGTCGAGGATCGCGGCCGTCGTGGTGCGAGGAAGAGCCCGGCGCGCATCCTCGATCGGCGCGGGTGGTGCCTCGCGAATGACGGGCGGCGCCTCGGCAGCAGGCGCCGGGACCGGGCCCGTCGGCCGCAACGGGAGCGTTGGCGGCTCCTGGCCGGTGAGCCGCGCGATGTGATGCCGGAGCCGGTGCACCTCGTGCACGCGCGCCGTGCACCGGTCGCACACGTCGCGGACGTAGCCGTTGCCGTCGGACTGTGGCTCGCGCATGCCGCCGCAGCCGATCACCGGACACTTGAGGTCCCCGAGCAGGAGCGCCTGACGAGGCGCACGCGGTTCGCGCTTCTTGCGGGCCATCAGCGCCCCACTCCGGTGTGGCCGAGGCCCGCCTCGATCTTCTCCAGGGCGTTCCGCACGAGCTCCGGCGTGGGGTTGACCAGGCGATAGCGCCAGATCCCCGACTTCTCCGGCGCACGGGGGTCGGGCTCTCGCTCGATGGTGAACCCGAGGGAACGCAGCTGACGGCCGCGCCGGTCGCCGGAGTGTCCGCCGACGTCGCGCGCGCGGAGCTCGTCGATCGTGTGCCACTGGCCATCGAGCATGAGGGCGAGGGTGCGGCCGAGCGCGGTCGTGAGGCGCAAACGGTCGCGCTCGGCGCGGTAGGTGCCGTCAGGCGTGGCCACCGCTGCGAAGAGGGGGCCGAGGTCGGCGCGGTCGCGGGTGTGCACGGGCCGCGTGAAGTACTCGGGGTCCATGGCGGTGTTAGGCATCGCGCGCAACCTCCTCCCGTCCGTCGCACGCGGACGGCGCCGAGGGCCAGATCTCTTCCCGCGTGCTCGTGCCGCCGTTGCGCACGCAGAGGAAGGCGAAGGTGGGCGGCGTGACCTGCACGCCCACGCCCTCGCCGCCGTTCGCCCGGGCGCGCGGGTTGGTGCAGCGGGCGCCGTCGAGGTGGCGGCAGCCGACGCACAGCTCCATGAGGCCGGGTATCGGCTTGTGGCGCGGGACCGGCGAGTAGAGGCGCGGGTGCGGCTTGATGACGCGATCCGAGCACGTCGTGCAGAGCACCACGACCGCGCTGGTGGGCCGGTCCCACTCGTCGTGCTCGACCCAGCGGCAGCGCGCATCATGTGCGCCGACGGGGTTCTCGTCCGAGACGGACTTGCCGCAGAGCGCGCACGTGTCGGGCCGTCCACGCTTCGCGCCGAGCGTGGTCGAGAGCTTCGGCCACTGCTGGCGCTCGGCGAGCGGCACCTCGGCAAGTTTGATCTCGTACCTAGGCATCCTCGCAGTCCTCCGGATACAGGGGAAGATCGTTCTCTCGATCGTCACCGTCTGCGAAGCAGCGGTGCCGTGCGGGAACGGTCTCGTGCATCCTCACCCATGCGCCGTTGTCGGAGTACCGAAGGCGCCTGACGACACCCGTTCGGCCGAAGAGATCGCGCGGTAACGCATCGCTCTCGCGGATGCGGACCGCCTGGCCGAGTCGGAAGCGCTTCAGAGGGGCGCCTCTAGGCATCGGGCACCTCGAAGATTCCGAGCTGGCCGCGCAGCGGGCGGAAGGGGCGCGTCCGCGCCTCAGCGAACAGGAATCCGTAGGGGCCGAAGAACCACGCATGGT